CCCCAACCTTCGTGCATCTGAACACCGTCAGGGGTGTTCAAGGTGACTTTCTGGTAAGCGCCACCATTCGCGCCAGGGACAGGAACGCCCTGAACCGCAGCGGCCGGATTGGTCAGACCAATCTCCACTCGGCGCGAGTAAACACCTCCGGAGGTTTGGCCAGCCCGGCGGCTTTGGTCATCAACGTCAGTAAGCACGTAAATGATGACCGCTCCATTCCCGAATCCACCGTATTTGCACATCTCGCTCTTCGGGATGAATCCGTCTTGGCCAGCGTGCGGAGGCAGACCCGGGCCACCTGCGACGAAAAGATTGAAATCAGTCGCCGTCCTGCAGCTGCCACGGAAGCCACGCATCTCGGGGTTCTCCGCCCACAACAGTGTCCACTCACACATCAGCTCAGGCCTCTCAGCCATCGCCGAGGTAATCGGAATGAGGTGGTAGTACTTGCCGATCGTCGTCCTCGAGAGAGGAGGACGTGCGGGCGGCGGGCCCGGCAAACCATCGCCAGGTGCAGCCTGAACGGGGCGTCCGCTCTCGAGACGGATAGCCTGGGTGTTCATGTTCGCCGGACCGTTCGGTCCACCGTTCGGAAAGGTCGAAGGGCCGCCGTAGATTCCCGGACCCGGGGTCTCGGTCAGCACATCGACTGGAATCTGAAGGCCTTGCGAATCAATCCACAAGAGGTCACCCATTGTGATCACGCCCGCATTGATCTGCGGGACCATCGCGCCAGGAGCTCCATCCGCCACCAGGGTGGGCAGCAGAAGAGCACTCGCCGAGATGGTGCCTGACGGGGAGGTCGCCGTCTCCGGTCTGTTGGAGAACGGGAAGATGGCAGGGCACGGTGAGTTGAAATCCTGGGGATTGAACCACTGTGCCTGGATGCCATGCTCCTCACCCGGGTCAGCCACCCACTCGGGTTGAGCGAACGCACCGGTGCAGCCGGGAATCGAGCCTGTGTTCTGGACACAGCCACGGGTCATCCCCCGCAACATGACGAACGTCTGCTTCGCAAATGAGAAGGTCGTGTCCTTGGACATGTCCTTCAACATCATCAGAAACGAGAAATTCGTCTGTCCGTTCAACTGGACGCGATCGCCCCGAGTCATTGCGGCCAGCGGGCCGAAATCGCCAACTGGGGCCGTTGCCTCCGCATCTGCCATGAAAGACGGACGCAGAAGTTTTCGACCTTGCGCAGGCGTCGGTTCGCGAGACTCGACGTTGTGCAGGACCTGAGGCCAAACGGACTCGTTCGGTACACCGGGAGGACCCAGGTACATGTCGAACGTGTCAAAGCTGCCGATCGCACCGGCGAACTCCGAGATCTGGAAACGCGGGAAGAAGTCAACATTGGCTCCAATCCCGGCGTTGTAGTTCATCTGGTCGCCATTGGCCTGAGCCAAAGTGACGGCCTTCCTCTGAAC